ACATCCGTCGTGGCTGGCCAGCTTCAATTGACTGTGAGCACGGTATGAACGGACTAAGCGAACGCCACCGCACCCTTGGCGACCTCATGACCGAGCTGCGCGCCCGGCTGGGTTTCGTTACGCAAGGCAGCGCCAGCAAGAACAACGACACCGTAATCAAGAGCTTCCTGCAAGAAGCCCACGACTACGTTTTCAGCGAGCTGCAGCCGCCTGCCCAGCGCAAAAAAACGATCATCCAACTTCAGGCAGGTTCATACCTGTACGACTGGCACAACGACGCCGAGGACGAGGACATCGACCCCGGCCTGGTGCAATCGCTGTGGCTCAAGGAGTCGGACACGATCCGCACGCCACTGACCCAAGGCATCACCGAGAACGACCGCAGCCTGGACACCATCCGCCAGCAGCCCGAGAAGTACGACCACCTGAATGGCCAGATCGAACTCTGGCCCATTCCTGACCAGCGCTATGAGCTGATCGTGGAGTACCTGGCCGACAAAAACCGCTTCGACCGTGCAAGCGACCGGCCCAGCGTGCCGGATCGCCTGGTGTTCCTGTACGCCCTGGCCACGGCCAAAGCCCACTACCGCCACCCCGACGCGCAGCCAGCGGCCGTGACCTTCCAGAACATGCTGACCAAAGAGAAGATGAAGCAGAAGGAAAACCGCCGATTCTTTGCCGCCACCGACACACGCGGCGACAGCCAAGTGGTGCGCACCGCCAACGGCGGCTACACACTCAGGAGCTGATCGTGGCCCAGATCACCTTCGACCGCTTCGACCTGGGCATTGACCTGCGCAAGGGCGCATCCGTATCCGACGCCAACCGCCTGCGCGAAATGAAAAACGCCTATGTCACCACGGGCCTGGCCACGCAAAAGCGGCCCGGCCTGGTGAAGGTGGCCGACCTGGAGCCAGGCACCAAAGGCCTGTTTGCCGCCTTCAGCAAACTGCACACGTTTTATGGCGACGGCACCATCACCCATGCCAATGCGCTGTTCCAGGCCAACAAGGTGACGTTTTCCGGTGGAGCGCAAGCCGTCACCGATGTGCCGTATGCCGACGTGTTCAATTCCTTCATTTACTGCGCCGTGCAATACGCCAGCGGCGCTGTGGAGCATCACTACCTGGACGGATCAACGGCCACGCACATTGCCGACGCCAACTGCCCAGACACCAAGGCCGTGATCAAGCTAGCCAGCAAGATTTTTGCAGCAGGCGCTGGCAGCGGCGACGTGGTGCGCTTTTGCAAAACCGGCAACCCGCGCGACTGGACCACGGCCAACGATGCCGGATTTCTGCCCACCGGCCTGAACTCGCGCGGCGACCGATCCACCAACGCCCTGGGCGTGTACCAAAGCAAGCTGGTGGCGCTCACGCGCGACGGCGCACAGGTGTGGACCGTGGACCCGGACCCCACCAACATGAAGCTGGACACCATCGTGGAGAACGTCGGTACCAGTTTCCCGCGCACCGTGTCCAACGTGGCCGGTGACCTGTATTTCCTGAGTGACTACGGGTTTCGCTCCATCACCACGCTGCAACTGACCAACAACCTGGCTGACGTGGATGTGGGCTCGCCCATTGATGCCCTGGTGCGACCCGAGACCAAGGTGGCCGGAGTCAACCCACGCAGCTTCTATTTCTACGGCACCGGCCAGTACGTGTGCGCCATTGGCAACCGCCTGTTTGTCTACTCGATCAGCCGCACCGCCAAGATCGCGGCCTGGAGTCAGTATTTCCTGAGCAAGACCGTGGACGCCTTCGCAGAACTTGGCCAGGAGCTTTACATCCGGTCCGGTGATTCGGTCTACAAGCTGGATGAGGCCGTCAACACCGACGACGGCACGCAGTTTGAAGTGCTGATTGACCTGCCTTACATGAACTTCAAGACGCCCGGCATGCTCAAGCGCATCACCGGGGCGGACGTGATTGTGGATGGCCGTTGCGAGTTTTCCGTTGGCTTCGATGTGCGCGACCCCGACGCTTTCACCCCACCGGTGAAAGTCAAGGGCAACACCCGACCAGGCGGCATGATCCCGGTGGAGTGCACCGGTACCGAATTCGCGCTGCGCTTTCGCAACTTCGACAACAAGCCGTTTCGAGTGGACGCGGTGACCATTTATTACGACGTGCTGGGGCCGGTATGAAGTTGCGAATGGCCACCATAGACGACCTGCCTGCCATGGCCGTGCTGGGCCGCGAAATGCACGCGACATCGAGCTATGCGCCCATGGACTACGACCCGGAACGCCTAAAGGAAACCATCACCGACATGATGAACAAAAGTCAGTTTGTGGTGGTGACCGAGGATACAAATGGGGAAGTGATCGGCGGCATGGTGGGCATGGTGACGCAAAGCTGGTTTGGCCGCGACATGGTGGCCAACGACCTGGCCCTGTTTGTGGCTGGCAATGCGCGCGGTGGCATGGCGGCCATCAAAATGATGAAGGCTTTTGTCCATTGGGCAAAGCTCGCCGGGGCCAAGCAGATCAGACCCGGCGTGACGACTGGCCACGAAAGGGCCGAACAATTGTTTGAAAGGCTGGGATTCGCACGATGCGGGGCCAGCTTTGTAATGGAAGGAGTTTGATATGTGCGGTGGCGGTGGTGGTGGTGATCCAGGGGCAGAAGCCCGACAACAAGAAGCAGACCGTCAGGCGCGCATCCAAGCGGCCACGGCAGAAATCAATGCGATCTTCAACAACCAGGTGAAGAAGACGCGGATGGTGGAAGGAAATATCCCGCTCAACGGCAATGGCGGCAAAGGATTCTTCAAAAACTTGTCTGTGCCTGGAATGGTTGAAGAGGAATACTGGGAAGCAGGAGACCCGGCCAACTCACGCGACAAGCTGTATGCCGACCAAAAAACGGCGGTGTATGACCTGAACAAGCGCGAAGTGGACCGCCAGGCAGCCGAGGCCGAGCGCGTCAACCGCTTTGGCCTGGCTCGCACCGGCTTGTTGGGCGGATCGGTCAACGTGGACAGCGTGGCCGACCTGGACCGTCGCACCAATGAAGGCCTGATGCGCGCGGGCGGCATTGCCGACCAGGCAGCGGCTGACCTGAAGACGCAGGACGAACGCACCCGCTCCAACTTGATAAGCCTGGCCCAGTCGGGCATCGACACCGGCACGGCCGCACAGCAGGCGCTCAAGGGCCTGGAAGTCAACTCAGCGAACGCCGCATCGGCGCGTGCTGGCTCCACCGTCGGCCGCCTGTTCGATGATTTGAGCCAGGCCTATCTGGCCAACCAGATCAACCAAGGCCGACAGACCGGCATGCAATACGGCCAGCAATGGACGGGCGTGTCTTCACCACGCACGACCTACCAAGGTCAAAATTAAGGAGGTGAGACTGTGGACCCATTCACCATAGCGGCCCTCGTCGCGGCAGTTGCCGGGGCGGGAATGCAATACAAGGCATCAAACGATGCCCAAGAGCGCCAGCGCCGCGAAATCGCGGCCAGCCTGGAGTCTCAGCGCAAGCTGCAGATGGAAGCCGAGGCCAAAGCCATGGGCGCGGCCAAGACCTACGAAACGCCCAAGCGCGCGGCCGAGCAGGAGCAACTGGCGGCCAGCATCGAGCAGGCGCTGATCCAGCCCGTGAGCGAAAGCCAGGCGATCCGCGCCCAGCAAAGCACAACGCAAGGCAACGTGTCGGGCGACTACACGACCGCCAAAGCCAAGAGCGACCTGGAGACCGTCAAGCAAGCCGAGCAACTGGCCCGCTTGCTGGGTAAGACCACCAGCGCCGGACGCCTGCGCATGAACGAGGGCATCCGCCTGATGGACACCGGCCAAGACGTGGACCGCCTGGCGAGTTTCTCGCGCGGCCAGTCCGGTGCCGACAACATCGCCATCCAGCAAGCTGGCCTGGTGGACCCTGGCCAAGTGTTCCTTGGCCAACTTCTGCAGTCCGCAGGCACGGCAGGAATGATGAGCGGTGGCGGTTCCGCCGTCACACCGGCCGAAATCAACGCAGCCAACGCATCGGCTGATCCCATTGCCACCCTGAACGCCAGTAAAAACTGGACAGGTGGCACTCCAGGCATGCGCGATGGCTTCAACAACTTCGTGAGGGCCTTCGGCAAATGAAATTCACACTCGACGCAGGCGGCGCGCAAATGGCTGGCCAAGGTATCGGCAACATCTTCAAGGCCTACGCGCTGGGCGATCAGTACCGCCAGCAAGGCGAAATGGACGCCATGACCACGACCGCACGACTTGGCCAAGCCCAGGCAGCGGCGCGCAAGTACAACGCTGACGCAGCGCTGGACGAGTACAAGCTGGGCCTGCAAAAGGACCCCATGCGCACGGCTTTGATCGAGAACCAGGTGCCTCTGGACACGCGCCCGGTAATCGAGAAGTTTTTTCAGACGGGCAGCTTCGGCCCGAGCTACGACACGCCCGCCGACGGTGTGGGCCCGGTCCTTCCGCCACCCGTGGACGCGAACAAGCTGGGCACCATCGCCCGCGCCATTGCCGCCTACGACAAAGCCGTCGGCACCGGCAGCAACGTGCAGCAAATGGCCAAGGCTGGCGAGACTGAGCAAACCATGCGCGACCGCGCGGCCGTGATCGCCAATGCAGGCCTGGCCCTGCCCACGTCGCAGGCCTACTTCGCCACCAGCGGTAAGGCCCCATTCGACAACGTGAACAACACCGGGTATTCGCTCAACGCGCTGACCGGTGGCCAGTTCGAGGCCAACCCCGTGCTGGCCAAACTGTTCGGCACCGTCGAACAATCCAAAGCCACCGAGAACCAGGCGCAAGCCGGATCGGCCAACGCATCCGCAGGCCTAAGCAATGCGCGCCGTGAGCGCGTCGTGAGCGGCCTGGACAAGCCGGTGACCATCGTAGACGACGAGACCGGCCAGGCCAGCATCACGGCACTGCCCACCCGTGGCGATCCGCGCACCATTGGCCTGGCACCAGCCAAAGGCACAGGCGTGGACGCCACCAACGCGAAGACGCGCAACGCCATCATCGCGGCCGTCGAGAAGGAAATGCCCGGCGCAGACGAGGCCACCATTACGGCCGAAGTCACCAAGCGCCTGGCGCGCCGTGGCATCACTGGAGCTGGAAACAAAAATCCGGCACCCGCAAAGACTGGCGAAACAATGCCCCAGGAAACCAAGACCATAGGTGCCAAAACCTACGTCAAGGTCAATGGCCAATGGTATGAAAAGTAACGCCAGATGAAACCAGTCTCAGACCCGACAATCCTTGAACAACTGAATCAACAAGCGCCGGGTCTGAAACCGGTCACAGATTCATCGCTGTTAGACCAGCTCGAAGGCAAGACAAAACCCCAGCCCACCGCGAGCTGGACAGATTC